CCCTATAGACATCTTGTCTATATGGAGATTCTTCAGTTTTATCTAACGTGTAACATGCCTGTTATACAAGTTCGTAAAGTCAGTATTTCTCTCTCTACGACTAAGAGAAATCTCTTTTTGCAACTCGCAGAAACACGGTTTTTCCGTGTATTCTGCGTGTTTTCTAAGAGTTTCTCTCGTCTTTTGAGAGTGCTGCATTATCTTGTATAATGTTAACTTACCGTTAGCGTAAGACTGGGAATCTATCCCAGCCCTTTTTCTATTCACTATCAACGATAGTAGTGTCTTATTATTCTTAAAGTTATATCAATTTTCTTGACATAAACATGAATACTAATTTAGAACTAAAACTTTGTTCTTTTGATGTATTTGCTCATTATTGTTTATAGAGCTTGAACCAGCTCTCTTGTGCAAACCCGCACTCGGTCGGTACGACCGCGGTTAAAGTCCGCGGTCACGTACCCCCCCCTCTTTACAGTTTTCGGTTTAAAAACTGTTGCGAATATTCTGATAATATCAGATTTTCCGACTTTCATATATAGTAGATTCGTGAATTCTTTAATTACTTTCTAGATTTAAAATAACTTCACATATAGTTGTGAAGCACTATTTCCTAGTTACAGTACAGTTGAAACTTATTGGTTATATATAAAAATATGGTCGCCATTGTCCATATGTTTGTTTGTTGATCTTTTCCCTTTGATTTTTAGTCAAAATGCGTGTTGTATACACTGTAGTATTACCCTCATATTTAGCGAATATGTTTACTCAGTATCCACCACAATAAAGAGATGTATTTCTCTTGCCGATGAGGCAGAACTATACACATTCGGTTGCACTCTTTATGCAAATATTTAGTGCCTTTCAAGTGACCGGCGTTACAGCTCATGCGAGTAAAGTAACAAATTGCTATTTCGACTTGAAGCGGGCGAAGTTTCACAAAACTCCCCGTAAATTTACCTTGTGACTAATTCCTTTTCCAATTTAAAACCCGAGAGCCTCGATAACTCTCAACCCCTATCCTGCGATACGCTCCAGGACCGCTTTAATCCTTATAAGCCAGGTTATGTATCACCCATCAATGGTACTACCGACCCCAAATGCGAATGCATTTTCTCCAGATATAATGGCTCAGAAGACTTCACCGTCTCTCTGACACTCTGGAAAGAAAGAGACTTTTCACCTCTTTTCCATGAATATACACCCGAATATTCCCGCTTACTTCGACGCCAAGAAGTACTTTTACAAAGCGAAAAATTGCATTATAATACTCAATCTGAGAAATTTGATGCAAAGGCTGCCGCTAAGGCAAAGTTTGCTGCTAAGCAAAAGTCTATTAAAATAGACAAGTTGAAGCAAGCTCGTATTCCTATTGTTATCCCCAAAAAGAATACCCATAGAGGCCCCCCTCGTACTATGAAAACGTACGAACCCCAAGCAGGATTAGTCAAATCTTCTATTGACTCCCTCAAAGGCGATATCGAAGTAAAACTCAAACGTAGTTTCTCCGATCCTGAAGTCGTTTCTAAACTTCTCTCCGCCTCCGCCTGTTTGGCTTCCACTCTCCATTTACTCCATGGAGAGACCCGTCCTTCGAAAATCATTTCTATTTTGAATTTAGGTTTGGCCTCTATTTGCAACACCACGCACTCACGCATATTCTTAAATACTATCAATTTGTCGATTCCTGAGATTACATTTATTAAAAACCTACTTGGTTTTAATCCTTTTTCTCAACAAACCGAATCGTACAAAGATGATGACGAAGGTATTCAGTGGCTTAAATGGCTCCCAAAGATCCGTGATAATTGGGAAGCAGTTAAAGCTTCGCCCGCTTTCTCTAAGATTTCTAACTTAATTTCTATTGTTGCTACAATGGGATTTATTGACTCAAGAAAACTTAATTGGAATGTTAAGGGAATTACTCTCTTTAATGTCGGTGCTCTACGCAAGCATGCTGACGCGACAGATTTAATTTCCGCCGCTATTGATACTATTACCTTTCTTTTTGAAGGTGCGTATGATTTGTTTAAAAACAAGTCTCCACGTAAATTTTTGTTCGATAACGCAGAAGCCGCTGAATTTGATAATAACTACATTCTTTTATTAGAGGCCTCCCAACATGCTAAGACAATGAACTTAGACATCATCCCACTATTTGTTGATGGTGTTAAGACTATAATCTCAGACACAGATTATGGCAAGAAATTGACCGAAACGATCGAGATGGCTCGTCGTTGTGTAAAAATTTCTACTAATTCTTGGCAGAAATCCTATTATCAAACTCGTCTCGAGAAACTTATTCTTTTCCGAGCTGATTTTGATGCCCGCCGATCCAATGGTAAGGTGCGTAAAGCGCCTATGTCCGTTTGGATTAGTGGCCCCTCTGGTGTGGGTAAAACCACACTGTCCCAAATCATTATGACCAGTCTTTTAAAACATGCTGGTGTTCCTGAAGAACGCCTTCGCAATGTTGCGGTTATTAATGAGATGGACCCATTCGATTCTACCATTACTGGTGATACGGAAGCGACTCTATACGATGATGTTGCTAATACTTCTGTTGAATTTGTTAAACGTGCTCCTACTCAGCGCATTATTGACTTTGACAACAATTCCCCCATGTTTGCTAACAAAGCTGAACTTGAGGGTAAAGGTAAAACACCTGTTAAACCTAAAGTATCCATGTATACCAGTAATAGTGACATTTATAAAGTAGCCAACCAATTTTCTAATGAACCATTTTCTATTGTTCGCAGAGCTAAGGTTATTCTTAAAGTCAAAATTAGACCCGAATTCCAGTTTGGAGGCGGAGATCAACGCCTCGATACTGCAAAAGTCTTTGAAAAATACAGCAGGGATTATGGACCCCTTGTTGATATTTGGGAGATCCAAATTTTTACCGCGTTCGAGGATAGTGCAACCTACACTATTCCCGTTAACCTTGCAGGACGCATGGATCCCAATTTCACTGGCTTTCATAGCATTACTGAAACTATGGAATATATTTATGCAGAACATACTAAGCATATGGGTCAACAGGACCGTATTGTTAGTATGTCTGATGAACTTATTGAAAGTTTGAAGTTTTGTCCGAGATGTAATAGAATGGGCCCTCTTTGTCACTGTGCAGCTGAAGTCATACCCGACATTGCTACATTGCAGGACAATTCTCCTTTTACACGTATCTACTGTCATGAAGATGCTTCTATTGTGGAGAACCTTCCTACTGACTCCAGTGCTGTATTTTCTATTGCAAGTCACCTCCCCAGTTTCATTATAAAACCTTTTATTGATGATGGTGAATCTTACACCAGTTATGATAGTGATATTGACTCCGAGGATCAGAAACTTATAGATCAATTGCATAAGTTATCATATACAAACCAAGCCGGATTGCCGGAGGGTGCGAATATTATTCCTTTTCTTTATCCTATTGATTATAATGCTGATATAGAGTATGAGTATCCTGGTACAGCTGGAACTTTTGTTAATAAACTTCTTACTTGGACTCCAGCGGAAGATCATGTTGATGTGATCAAGGAAACTTTTGAAGAACTCACCTCAGGTCTTCAATTCTTTCCCGCAGTTATAGTTGGTTATGGTGACTATTGGCTACGTAAATTTGCTGTTACACCGACTTGTAGGAGACTTTATTGGGCTATTAATGCTCATAGGTTTAATCAATTTGTTAGAAACATGTTCTTTGCGTTTGGCTCTTCACTTTTCGCTGTTTCTCTATTCATTTATAGTTTCTTTCCCAGTGTTTTGATTTTTCCCTGCATTAGTATTTGTACACTTGCTGTCGTGCATGTGTTCATTGCTTTTTCTGTTCAGTGGCATACCGATCGTCTTAATGTTATCGCAAGATCCTATAATGCGACTACTAGTATTTTGAAACAGATCAAATCTTCTCATGTTCTTAAGGCAACAGCTATGTTTGGTACTTTGGCTATTGTTCTTAAGGTGTTGAAAACTTGGAAGAAAGCAAACATTTTGTTACCTCATAGTGTGGGCTTTGATAATCCTAATCCTCAACCAGATGTTGTGTATTATCCTCAACCCCAGAACCAATCAGGGTTGCTTCCAAAGAACCGTGCGGAGATACAACTGCGTGATGATAAGGTTAATCCTTGGGCAATTCCGGAAGTAGATAGTTTACATGTGGATATGCGTAATCAAACCATGACTCATGATCAAGTTGTTAGACGTATTACTACTAATCTTTATCACGGTGTTTTTGTCGAGGATGATCAACAACAGACTTGTGATATGCTCATGATTAGAGGTAATCTAGCGTTGTTGCCGCTTCATTTGTTTCAAGGACATAGAGAAATGAAGTGTATTTTCACTCGTCATGATGGCATGCGGCTTAATTCCAGCGCCCGTGCTATCTTAAGTGTTTCTTATCTTGCAACCATTCCAGGAGTGGATCTTGCTCTAGTATGTGTACCATCACTAGGTGTACATGCAGATATTACACACTTGTTCCCAGCTAGTCTGAATGTAGCCACATCTACTGCTGATTTTGTTTATAGAAGTCAGGAGGGTGAGGTTCTTCGAGACCATATTAGAATCGATCGCGAGGACTCCGAGTCAGGTGGAGTTGGTTTTAAGTATGTTCTACCCTATGCAACTTTTCGAGGATTGTGCATGGGAGTTCTAGTTGGAAGGTTTTCCACATCTTGTATTGCCGGCGTTCATTTACGCGGCATTGATAAGGAAAAACATGGATTAGCGTTGACTGTCACCAAGTCAATGATTGATAGACTTATTTCTGAAACTGAGAAATGGGTTGGTCAATTTCCCGTGCATAGCGCGGGTACTTTTCCTACCACCCGGTACGATAAACCCATCGTTACTGGTACTGATATTCATGTTAATTCACCTTTAAATTACCTTCCTTTAGGTAGTACATTGGAGGTTTTAGGTTCCTGTTCTGGACGTAGTTCTCATACTAAGACTACTGTTCATCAAACTAGAATTTCTCCTATTGTTACTAAGGTGACTGGTGTCCCCAACCATTGGGCGGGACCCAAATTTAACAACTATCGTATGTGGCAAGCTAGTTTAGCTTATTCCGCTAACCCCAGTGTTGGGGTTGAGGGACATTTGTTAGAGAAAGCTTCTCTTGATTATGTCACTCCTCTTCTTGATACTTTTCAATCAGACGAATTCTCCGCATGGTCGCGCAAAGAACTTATCCCTCTCAATGAGATGGAAATTATTTGTGGACGTGATGGAGCTCGTTTTATTGATGCTATGAAGAAGAACACATCCAAAGGGTTTCCTTTGACTGGTCCAAAGAAGGACTGGATGATCTTGTTAGATCCGGATGACTATCCCGATTTTAACTGTCCAGTTCAGATTAGACAAGAAGTCTTAGATGTTTTTCACGATATGGAGTCTACATTACGTGACGGTCAACGCTGTTACGCTATATTTAAGGCTTGTGTGAAGGACGAACCGACCCCCACTGACAAAGACAAAGTTCGCGTCTTTCAAGCTGCGGACTGGGGCTTTCAAATGCTTGTGCGCAAGTATTTCCTACCTGTGTCCCGTCTTTTGTCTATGTTTCCAATTCTCTCCGAATGTGCTGTGGGCGTTAATGCTCACGGTCCCGAATGGGACCAACTGGCAAAAGAGATGAAGAAATTTGGAGCCGATCGTATTTTTGCTGGTGATTATAGCAAGTACGATCTTAGGATGCCTGCCCAACTCATTATTGCGGCTTTCGATGTCATGATTACTATCGCTAAAGAGTGTGGTGAATACACTGCTGAAGATTTAGTTGTCATGCGTGGGATTGCTACAGAGATTGCCTACTCCTGTGTAGCATACAATGGTGACTTGATTATTCATTTGGGTTCAAACCCATCTGGTCAAAATATGACAGTTTACATCAATTGTATTGTCAATTCTCTATTGATGAGATGTTCATTCTTTCATTTGTATCCTGCAGATGAAGGGCCTCCCAAACCCTTTCGCCACGCTGTTGCCGCCCTAACTTACGGTGACGACGTGAAAGGTTCTGTCAGGAAAGGATTCGATTGGTTTAATCATATCTCCTATGCTAACTTCTTAGAAGCTAGGGATATGAAATTTACCATGCCTGACAAAACTTCCACCCCAACTCCATACATGATGGATGATGCTGCTGATTTCTTGAAACGTAAAAATGTTTGGAATGAAGACACACAACACATCCATGGAGCTCTTGATGAAATGTCAATTTTCAAGAGTTTGCATTCGGTTCTCCAATCCACCATGGGAGAAGATGCACATGTGGCCGGTAATATTGACACCGCTCTTGAAGAGTGGTGGCATCACGGCCGCGACATTTACAATCTCCGCCATCGTCAGATGGTAGAGATAGCGCAAGCTTCGAATTTGCTTGGCGCATGTCGCACCCTTGGTCTAACCTATGATGATAGGTTGGCCGCCTGGAAAGAGAAATATTTGGAAGAATAATTCTCTTTCCACCCTGTCAGGGATGACGTTAAACATCCTTTCTGTCAGGGATGACGTTAAACATCCCTTCCGTCAGGGATGACGTTAAACATCCTCACGCGGACCTATTCGCGTGTTCGTTTAAAAATAGGCCTGTATATTTGGTTTACAACACCAATTTGTTATTTATTTGTTTCAATATCTTCGTGCATTGCTTTGTACTTGAAGTCACCCCACAAAAGGGGTACCAGTATTTACTGGACCGGTTCGGCACCGTACCAAACATCTTGCGATTCATAGAGGCGGGTACCTCTTGTTTTCGTATGTTCATAAATTAGCTCACTACTTCTAATAATTCAACAACCGATGGAGTCGGTTATATAGTAACTCCAGCCTCAGATAAAACTGTGGCAGCCAACGTCATGTTCATAGATGGCGACAAACCTTGGTCCTATGAGGTTGATGCTCAGCCTGACGAAACCACTCGTCTTGCTGGGTATACTGATGCACATTTGGGTGATTTTCTTTCGCGCCCACTTAAGATTCGTCAGTATCAATGGACACCTGGCGGTATACTTTTTCAAAAGTTTAACCCATGGACAGATTTCTTTCAGAACGGTGATGTTCTCCAGAAGATCAACAGATTTAGAAATCTGCGTTGTACTCTTCGTCTGAAAGTCCTTGTCAATGGAAATTCTTTTTATTATGGTCGAGCCCTTCTCTCATATAACCCATATTTGGTTAATGATGGGATCACTAAAAACAGATCTTACTTAACGCAGGATCTTGTCCAAGCGTCCCAGAAACCTCATATTTTGCTTGATCCAACAACTTCTCAAGGAGGAGAGTTGGGTTTGCCCTTTATTTGGCATGAGAATGCACTAGATATCACACAAGCAAATTGGGAAAATTTTATGGGTGAATGTGTCATCCATGATTTTGATATTCTTCGCCATGCCAACGGCGGTACAGATCCTATTACTGTATCCGTTTTCTGTTGGGCAGAGAATGTTACTCTTTCCATTCCTACAACTTCCACTGTACAAAGTGGAGCTGTAGCTCGGACATTGGATAAATTTGGTTTCCCAAAACCTTATACAGAACAAGCCGGAAGAAAGAAAGTCAATAATAAGTCTACTAGTAATGAATTTTCGAATGACGGTGTCATTTCGAAACCTCTATCTCAAGTAGCCGAAGCGGCAGCTCTCGCTTCATTGATTCCTATTCTTGATCCATTCGCCGTACCCACAGCATTATATGCTGCCACCATGGCAGGTATGGCCAAATGTTTCGGTTATTCTCGTCCACAGAATGTCGGAGAGATTCCCAATTATTGTCCGCGATTCATAGGTAATTTGTGTAATACGGATCAACCTGAGAATCTTGTGAAATTATCTGTTGATACCAAGAATGAGTTGACAGTTGATACTCGTGTCATGGGTTTGGCAGGGTATGATGAGTTAACTATTGCTGCAATTGCACAACGTCCGTCTTATTATCGGCAATTTGCATGGCCTGAATCCGCTGTTACAGATTCTATATTAACTTCTATGTTGGTTTGTCCAAATTTAGGACAGATACTTGTAGCGGGTTCTGTTACAGAATATCATCTCACTGCACTTAGTTATGCATCTCTTCCTTTTGAGTGTTGGCAAGGTTCCATCAAATTCAGATTCAATGTCGTTTGTTCTGAATACCATCGCGGACGTTTGAGGCTTGTTTACAATCCCACTACTAATCCTATTGGTCCTGTTCCTTTCAATCAAACTTATTCCACAATTATTGATATCTCTGAGGATAGAGATTTTGAGTATACTGTTCATTGGGCTGATGTGCGAACCTGGGCACGCAACTTTGCTGGCGCCTCTATCATTGGTACTACTCATAGTGATTCAGCACCTGTCACTGGCGGACTTAATTATGATAATGGAACCTTATCTGTGTACGTGGTGAATGAGTTAGCAACTCCTTCTACTACTAATGCAGATGTTCGTATTCATGTTTGGGTTTCCGGTGGCGAGGACTTTGCTGTTGCAGTTCCTTCCCCAAATGTGTTGAATCCTCTCTCTGTCTTTGAAAGTCAGAGTGGCAGTCTATATGTTCCCCAAAGTGAGGAACTTGCTGTCACAGAAGATGATTCAAATGATCCTATGTCTACTCATGAGATCAAGTCATTTGGCACACCCATTAAGGATGATAATCAGTTCTTAGTATTTCAAGGAGAGCGCGTAGTTTCTTTTCGCACACTTCTAAAGCGTTATAATTACTTGGATTCACATTATCCAGGAGATGTAATTGCAGATACTGGATTTGGGTTGGTCAGCCATATTACATCTAACTTCCCCCATTATCGAGGATGGGATCCCAATGGCGGGCGTATGGGAGTTACTCGTATGAATGTGCTACAGCCTTACAATTTTTCCAATATGACGCTTTTGAACTATTTAACTCCTGCATTCGTTTGTAGAAGAGGTGGTTTACGTCAGAAATGGATTCCTGCTGGAGATATTCATTCCACAGCCATACCAACTTTGGCAGTGGCAAGAATAAATCTGGAAGGTGATAGTAATCGTACTATTGTTAAGAATTTAGCGACTTCCACAGGAACACTGTTAGCTCAAAGGTCGGAGGACTTGAAAGCAATGTTGGGTTCTTCCCGTGCATATTTGGGAGGATTGCACATGATTCCGCCTAGATTAACTGGTGCCTTGGAGTTTGAAACCCCATACTATACATATGGTAAACGTTTTGACCCTGGTCGCCACGTTGATACGTGGGATGCAACTACTGATTGCACTGAGGTCAGTATGGAACTGTATGGGAATGCAGAAAACAGGCGACTCCGTTTGGATCGTTATATTAGTGTAGCTGAGGATTTTCAGCTAGGAATGTACGTTGGACCACCAATCTTCTTTAGTTATGCTCACCCGCTAACTACAGTGGTTTTGTGATCACGTCTTCTAAACAAAGCAATTACATATTATATTTTATATATAGACTCTGGGATAGTCATACATTATAGTCATTTGGACTCTAAACAACACAAGAAACCCCCCCGTGGGGGGTTAGGATACCATCCGGCGATCGGATGGGGGTAATATTTTTACAACAGAATATTAACCTGAACGAGATACTTTATCTTACATTTGAATTTTAAAATTCAGAGGTTTTATGCATTAAACCTATGTGAGATACGTCTCACACAGGTTTAATATTTTTACTCTGGATCGCAACTTTCAAATGTATGTTCGAATTAATGCAAAATTTCTTATAATCAAAGGTACAAACCCCTTGCGTGTTATAATTAAAATTGTTCG